TTTAACCCGTTATGGCAATTAGACGCTAAGGTGCGTTCTGAGGTTGAGAAAGCTAACGCAGAACGGGATGCTAAATATTTAGAGATGGGCATTATTACAGAGCCACAGATAGCACGGCAGCTACTCATTGACGGTGTTTATTCAGTGATTGATGAAAAACATATCCAAGAGCTTGAGACAATGGTGAAGCTTAATGACAACGATAATTCAGATCCTGAAACCACACCTCCAGCAGGCGAAGAAACGTAAGAAAGGTCGTAAAGCATCAAAGCCGAGAGCCGTGCACGTAAATCGCCGTGTAGAGCTCTACTACACAAGGCAATTGCTGGCTATATCTAAATACTGTCAGGAACAAACTAAGGAATTAGTTATTCCTACTGTAGGTCAGAATATCGGTGATGCTTGGTTTTCTGACATGATGACGGCGTTTAGGGAAAAACTCACAAAGTATGTTGTTGAGATTTCCCGCCCGTTGGCCACAAAAGTTGTGACTGATACCCAAAAGGAAGTGGACAAGCAAATAGCAGAGCACACCAAAACAATTATTGGTGTGGATCTAACGCCGTTTTACCGAGCTGCTGATATACAGGATGAGGTAGATCTAAACATCACTGCAAACGTCAGTTTGATTAAGTCTATTCCCCAGCAATACGCCGATAAGCTTGAAGTTTTAATCACAAATGCTTTGCAGACTGGACAAACAAATGAAGAGTTGGCCAAAGCTATTAAGCAATTAGGATTATCTACTGATTACCGTGCACGTCTTATTGCTAGTGATCAGATGGGCAAGATTAACGGCCAAATTAACCAAGCCAGACAACTTTCTATGGGTGTCGAGACATACACATGGCAAACGGCGAAAGATGAGCGTGTAAGGCCAGACCACCAGCATAAACAGGGTAAAACCTTTAGATGGGATTCACCGCCAGACGGTGGACATCCCGGTCAGCCTATCCGATGTCGTTGCACAGCATTGCCTAATTATGAGGATATTTTAATTGACTAGTTCAAACGAGAAATGCTGGAAGTGTGGGAAGGACCACGGTCCAAGAAGACCCACTCCGCCGATTGTTTGTACACCCCCATTAGTTAAAGTAGATGGAGTTGAAAGCTCTAAAAAATTGACACAAGAGCAAATGAATCAGATCCGAGAACTCACTTTGAAAAAGGTTTTCTTGTCTGTTCTTTTAATCTCAATTCCCATTCTGCTTTGGAAATTAGATTCGATCATTATGGCTTTAAAAGCCTAATACCATTAATAAGGGTTTATGGACATGAAGCGTAAAAAGTTTAATAAAAAACGGTTTTATCGCCGTTTAGAAGCACAGGGATTAGTTAAAGGTGGGCTAGTAATTGGCGGTGACTTCACGCCGCCGTGGTTAATGCCCTGCTGTGAAGGGTTTCCTAATTTGGCCAAAGCAGCGGGTAAAGCTGCGGAAAAGTTTCAAGAGGTGGTGGAAAGTATCAAAAAGATAGATTTTCAGCCTCCAAATATTAAACCCATTAAAACAAAAATTTTTATTGATGGTGTCGACTTGGGTGCAGGCAAAGATTTTTCGGTTACCTATTCAAGAACTTAATTTTTAAAAGTGGTAAAGCCACCTTAGGGTGGTTTTTTATTGAGCGCAATTTATGAAAAACCTTTACCTCTTCAAGGTAGGTGACTTTACGCCAAGTGAATCGACACGTTCATTTACCAAAGAGGGGTATCTGAAATGCGTCAATGTTCGCTTAGCTAAAGCGCCTCAAGTACGTCAGTACTATGCGTATGAGTTTCCATCACTGGAAGGTTATACCGCTGATCAAGTTATCAATGTCTATACGCCACCAGAAGAGCTTTTTAAGCCTGAGGCTATTCAAAGCTTCAATGGTGTAGACGCTACAGACTATCACCCGCCTAAAAATGAAATTAACGCATCTAACTGGAAGGATTATCACATTGGCTATTGTGAGAACGTCCGACAGGAAGGCGATTATCTGGTGGGTGATTTGCTCATTAAAGACAAGATCAGTATTGATCTGATCCAAAGCAACGAGCGGTTAGAAATGTCGCTTGGCTATGGAGCCTTATTAATCGTTGAGCAGGGTACGGCGCCAGATGGTACGCCGTATCAAGCCAAATTTATCAATTTTATTGGCAATCACGTAGCACTCGTTAAGTATGGCCGTTGTGGTGGTGATTGCCGCATCGGTGACAAACAGCAAACTCCACCAAAGGGGAATAAAACAATGGAAGTAATTGTAAATGGTGTGCGCTATAACATTGGCGACAACACGCCTTTAGCGGATGCATTAAAAATCCAGCAAGAGCAGCTTGACAGTTTAAAGGCGGCAAAGCTCAAAGTTGGTGATAAGCAATTTTCTATCGGTGATGAATTGAACGCAGTTCAAGCGGTTGTAGATCAGTTGCATGCCGAAAAAACAGCACTGGAGCAAAAAGTAGGTGATCTGGAAAAGAACCAGATGACGCCTGAAAAGCTTGAACAAGCTGCTGCAGAGCGTGCTGCTGTGATTGCTGATGCTAAAGCATTGGTACCTTCAGTTAAAACGGAAGGTTGCACATGTGAGCAAATCAAGCGTGATGTTATTGCTGCAAAAGCAGGTGATGCTTTAGTAACTGCTTTAATGGGTAGCGTTGCTGTAGGTGATGCAAAGCCTGAGCAGATCGATACAACTTTCCGTGCACTCTGTGCTGTGAAGGGTACACATCCTTCTAATCCTGTAGGTGATGCGCTTCACCAGCAGCAAAGTGTTAAAGCTGGTGATGGCAACCCAGCAGGCGGTGGGGAAGAAAAGACCTACAGCAAAGAAAACGCATACAAAACAATCTAAGGGGATGTAAATCATGGTTAAGCAATACGATGCTGCACCCGGCATGAAGTTTCACCTCATTGGGCCAGAGGATATTTTATCCCTGCCTGTAGCTGGTACCGGTTTGGTGAACGATGGTGACGTGGTTGTTCGTAGTACTGACGGAAAAACAGTTTCGGCGGTAACTGATGAAACTAACACCAAGTTTGGAATTATCGTACGTCACGGCGTTGGTAAGTCAGGCAAAACGGCTGATGGTAAAGAGGCATACAAAGCTACAGATGTAGCACCTGTTATGACCATCGGTTCGATTTACGTGAAGGTCACAGCACCAGTCACTGACATTAACGCAAAAGTTTATGTCAAAACAGCTAACGGCACCACAGCAGCGCCGTTAGGTTCTTTATCCCCAACAGCTTTGGACGGTACAGAGTTACCGAACGCATCTTGGGAAACAATTTCAAATGAACAGGGCTTAGCTGCTGTTCGCTTACGCGGGGCATAATAATTATGAGTAAATTGGCGGCAATGAAGCTACGTTTAACACCAGTAGCTCAAATGGTTCAGGCAAACATTGGTGATGCATTTAATATTGATGCATTAGCTCAGTTATTCGTTAAATTGGAAGAATTTAACGACATGGACCCACAGCTTCAGCAAGTCATGGATTATGCGAAGTACATCCCAGTTAAACCTGTGAGTGGTGTTTTTGGCGGTGGTGAAGTCTTAACCCGTAAAAAAGGCGTAGGGATTGGTAAAGAATATTCAGGTACAGGTAATGACATTCCTGTGGCTGAAGTTGACTATGACACTGTTTCATTACCAATTAAGGTAGGTACAATTAGTTATTGGTATTCAGTACTTGAACTAGAAACCGCTCAAAAACTGAATGTTACGCTTGAAGCTGATAAGGTTCAGGCAGCACGCTTAGCAGCTGAGAAGCACTTAAGTAACATTGCTTGGTATGGGAATGATGCTACCGGTATCAAAGGTTTCTTAAACCAAACTGGTGTAACCGTGGTCACAGCTCAACATAATTGGGCTACAGCAACCATTGAAGAAGTGCTATCAGATTTCAACTCAAGCTTAGCTGATGCAGAAGATCAGATTGATGGTGATGTTTCAGTTCAACCAGACACTTACTTAATGGCATCAAATCAATATAAGCATCTTTCAACTCGAATCGTACCTGATTCAGGTGGCAAAACTTTCTTAAAGTTCATTGAAGAGAATAACATCTTCGCCACTCAAAATAAGCCTTTAACCATTCGCGGTTTGGGTCGCTCAAATGGCAAGGGTACAGCGGGTGCTGACCGTTCAATTATTTATCGCCGTGATCCATCATGCATTCAAATGAAATGTAATGACGTCACATTCTTGGCAGCTCAACCAGTGGGCTTAGATATTAAAGTACCTGGTCACTACAAATATCAAGGCGTGTGGTTGAAGCGTGTTGACTCTCTCCGTTACTTGGACCACGTATAAGGATTAAAACAGTATGAAATATTCATATATCTATAGCGGCTTACAGGCCGCTTTTGTTTTTCTGGTATTGCTGTTTTGCCTACAGGCACACCAACGCTTGTGGATGAAGAATCACACAAGAAGCTTTCTAAAAATAAGTTTGCTAAACATCTTATTGATATCGGTGAACTTGAAGTTCAGGAAATCCCAGATGAAGAACCAAAGGCAGGTGGTAAAACTGGTGGCCGTGGTGGTAAAGCCAGTAAACAAAATGATGCAGCAGGCGACCAGCAAAAGACCACTGATGAAGCTGCTTTGGCCGCCGTGAAGGCTGAATTAACAGAGCTTGAAGTAACGTTCAGTGATGATGAAACACTTGAGCAGCTACAAGCTAAGTTAGCTCAGGCTAAGGAATAAGGTAGACGTATGGACGTACAAACGTTTCGTAAAAAGTTCTCGACTGATTCGAGTTTAATGTCTTTGCCAGATGAGAGAATTCAGGATGCATTAGAAGAAGCGGATCTGGTCGTATCTCAAATTGAGTTTGGCGCATTAAAGGAACGTGCTGTAGGTCTGTATGCAGCGCATATTCTTAAAGTAGGTATCTCAAGCGGCAATGGTGCTGCTTTTAGTACCGCCTCGAGTATGACAATTGCGGGCCAAAGTGTGAGTTATTCACGATCATCGAAAGAAGCTTTCTATGATCTAAGCATGTATGGCCAACGCTACCTTGCGTTAAAAAATTCAATTCCAATTGATGACGAAGGAACCAACCCTAACCGTTTAGGTGTTGGCGCCTTTGTTGTATAGGAGAATCCCATGCCTTTTAAATATCAGGCACCAGAAGGTTATAAGCCAACCAAACTCGTTATTGCCGGGCAAAACCTAGATATCAAAAACGGCGTTTTAGAATCTGATAATGACATTATCCATATTTTAAAGCCCTTAGGTTTTGAGCGTTATGTTGAAGTTGTTGAGCCAAAGAAATCGGCGGCATCTGCTAAAGAGTAATTAAGCTATGAGCGATTATCGTGTTGATAGCCAAGTCAACTTTGATGAGATGAATGATCGCGTTAGGCTTGAAATAAGACGCACGATTAACGCTCTTACTTTGCGCTTACAGCGGATTGTTCAGGAAGATATGTTGAGTGGCCAACGGCTGAACGTACAGTCTGGCCGCTTGCGTGGATCTGTTTCATCAAAGGTGGATGATGAAAAGGATTCGATAGAGGGAACTGTAGGAGCTGGTGGTGCTTTGGTACCTTATGCACCTGCACATGAATTTGGTCTAAATGGAGCTTTGGGTGTTAAAGCACACCTAAGGACAATTAAGCAGGCTTTTGGCCGACCTATTTCACCGGTTCAGGTCAATATTAAGGCCCATTCTAGGAATGTTCGTTTTAGAGAATTGCGGTTTATGCGTGATTCGCTGGATATTGTGGCCAAGATTGTGCCGAAAAATATTGATGCAGCAATTGAGCGAGGTATTGCAGGTGGATAGCGAAGCAATCTATCAGGCGTTGTTTGAAAGGTTAAGCACAAGGGTAGAAGGATTGATTACGGTAAGTCGCCGTTTACGTCACTTTAACCATGTAACACCAGAACAGCGTCCAGCCATGTTTATTACACAAGGCAATCAGCAAGAAGTCCCGGTACATGGTTTAGATTCAAAAGTTGAACTT